AGCAAGAAGGTGGGAATTTCTTCGACCAGACATCTCTCCGTCTGGATACGACCCACGTTCTTCTGCCAACAACTCAGTTTCTGCAACTGCCTCAGATTTAATTCTGGAGAACACAACACGGTTAATTTCCCTTGCGGTTTCGGACTCCCATGCGACCCCATGATGTTGTAACAAAGAATGGAATCCCATTGCTCCAAGTCCGATAGACCTCTCTCTTGATGCAGAGAACTTAGCACGTTCGATTGAGTCGGGTGCGTTTTCAATAAAGTATTCGAGGACGTTATCCAACATGCGGATAAGATCCCGAACAATAGTAGTGTCTTTCCACTCATCATAATACTCCAAATTTAAAGACGAAAGACAACATACTGCGGTTCTGTCTTCGGATGTAGGTAAGTGTATTTCATTGCATAAGTTACTACCATTGATCTTTAAACCAAGATCTTTTAATGGTTCTGGTAGATACTTGTTTGCAGTATCAATGAAGTTTAGGTATGGTTCACCTGTACGGAATCTTGTTTCTAAAATACGTTCCCACAACTTACGAGCATTGATAGATTCTTTTACTGCTTGATCTTTGGGATCACGCAAATCAAAGTCAGTGTTATCCATAACAGCATTCATAAACTCATCGGTAATGTTGATAGCATTATGTAAGTTAAGTGCTTTACGTTGTACGTCACCTGTAGGTATACGCATGTTTAGAAATTCAATGATGTCTGGATGACTCACATCCATATAAGCGGCATAGGATCCTTTACGAGTCTTACCCTGTCGGTATGCAATCATATCAGCATCTACTGTGTGTATGAATGGCATAGGGCCTGGTGCAATGTCTGATACGGTACGTACGTCACTCCAGTGACCACCAACACCACCACCAAACACAGACAACCATCTCAACTCACTACTATGCGATATAAGACCTTCTAAGGTGTCTGGTACGTAGGTTAGGAAACAGGAGATAGGTAAACCCTTACCTTTCTTAGTTCCATTTGGTGCGTTTGATAAAACAGGGGATGCGAACATGAACCACTTGTTACTTACATACGAATACAGTCTCTCTGCGAGATCTTCATCTAATTCACCCTTGTATGTACTCCATGCTGTACTTGCTCTTGCATATGCTTCTTGAGGACTACTTTCATTCTCATTCAAATAAAAGTCCTTCAACATTCCAACTGCATAATCTGCTAATAACTTATCTTTTTTCTTATCTATTTTCATTCAATCCCTTCCACTGCTGTATTCGTAAAATGGTTCATCTTGCGAGAACTCGTAATCTTCTATTATATATTGCTTCCCCTTGTCAACAAATTCACCAACCATCGTCCACAACCTAACATCCTGCTCTTCTTCGGTCAACAACTCTTCCCATAAGAAATGGTTTATTAGAGATGCTTCCCTGTTCTGGATTATAAATCGTTCGGGGTAGAGGTATTTATCATCGGAACCATCTAAAGGTACGAAGATAATTTTATTTTTTGGTGTTTCTTTTGAGAGTTTTTGAACCCATTCGGGTGTTTGGTCACCGTACCATATACACACTACATGATCCATGTAGGTGCAACAATAGTCTTCTTTCATAATATAATCCTTGATTTGTTTAAGACATTATAACAAACTTAAATGCGTTTGTCAAGCAAAACCTATAGAAACTCCACATCCACAGGTTGCTGTCTCTTTGGGGTTGACTATCTTGAAGAACTCGTTGATTCCTTCTTTGGTATAGTCTAATGTTGCTTCTTCTAAGAA